AACAACGAAGCTATATTACAAGCCAGTAAGCGAGCAGAACAACTTGAAGAGCTGGCAAAAAAGACTAAAGATAATGTGTGGCATCATACTTTTAGCAATGATGATCCTGTCATTGCTCGGTTGCGTGAAGACTGAATATGTTTATATTGAACCCCAAAGAGTGCCAATTACCTGCCATAGGACAGTTAAAACACCTTTGGAAATTGCACAGTGCCTTGAGATTTATAAAGAACATTACAACAGAAAACCCACTAAAGATTTTTAGTGGGTTAATCTTTGGTATTTGGTGAGTAAAAACAGAAATTATATTATTATTTTTTTTGAAAATGTCAAGGGGGAAATGGCATGAAAGATATATATTTAGTTCATGTGGACGGATACATTGGGAGTTATTTGCCGGGGGAAAAGCCTAAAATAAATTATAAACCGCAAGAAAATTTTATTGATTTTGTTTTGATGTTGAAGAAAAAGCATCCGGATTATAAACCTAGATGCGTGATTAATGAGGGCATAGCCGAAGCTGTCCGGAAAAAAATACAAGCGGATAAAATATTGCATATATGCCACGGAAATTGCAGATAATCGTTGACAATGAAAAAATATTGATTATTATAAACAGCGATACATTTCTTTAATAGGCGGAAGGCTTGGGCTTATTGGCTCAAGCTTTTTGTTGATACCGCCGATATGGTATTTTCCAAAATGGAAACAACCACTCTAAAAATTAGAGGAGTTGGTGCATTTTCTGCACATACTGAACTTGTGCAATATTTGCACAGGTTGAACAAGTAAGCAATCCTTACAAGTTGAACAATCAAGTAACACTTGACAGTTAAAAAAAATATGATAATATGAGTTTAGTTGCAAGACGACGAGTATTATTAATTCGATCCTTAAAAATATAAGAGTTATCATCTCCGCACCCGATGCATTTTTGCAAAGGGTGTTTTTTTATGTTGACAGTTATAATTTTTTATTATAATTTTAGCTTGGTTAAACATTAAAAGGAGATGAAAATGACAATACAACAAATTAACAACATGAACAACGATGACGAATACTTCGCATTACCGGCACTATCAGCAAGCCAGATTAAACAATTTAACGAGGGCGGATGCGGTGCTTATAGATTTTGGCAATCATCACCACTGAACCCAAACAGAAAAGACAACGCAGACAAAGATGCAAGCGATGCATTGGTATTTGGCAAGCTTGCCCATTGCATGTTGCTTGAGCCGGAAGAACTTGAGAATAGATTTGTTGTGGCTGACTGGGGAACAAAAGGCAGAGATACAGTTGGTTATAAAAAATTTATAAAAGACTTCCCAGATGAACGCATCGTTGTATCATCTGAAGAATGGGAACGAGCCGGAAAGATGATTGCAAGCCTAAGAGGTCACAAATTGGCCGCAAGCATTATTGCCGGAGCAAAAACAGAAATGCCTATTGTGTGGAGAGATGACCAAACCGGATTATTGATGAAATGCAAGGTAGATGCCATAAAACGCACAAAGAACGGCATCGTGGTTATTGACTACAAAACATCCGCAGATGTAGATAACTTCATCAAGTGGCCGCACAAAAACAGCTATTATTTGCAAGATGCGGTCTATCGTCAGGCGATTTTTGAAAAATACGGAGAATATCCGAGCGAGTTTGTATTTATTATGCAATCCAAAAAACCGGACGAAGAAGAAATAATCGCCATTTTGCGATACTCGGCCGAAGATGTGGAATACGCCAGAGAAAGATCCAGATACATTATTGACATGATAGCCGAAAAATATCAGGAATGGCTTGAAACCAAAGACGAGAGCATCTGGCAACCATACCCGAACATCATTGAGCTGCACTTGAGCCAATGGGTTACAAACAAGCAAGCGGAAGAAGAAATATAAGCAGAACAAATCCCCGGAGAAAATCTGGGGATTTTTTTTATTTTTTTTGCTTGACAATTACAATAAAACATTATAATTTTAAAAGCGTAATTTAACCATAAAAGGAGTAATATGATGACTGAAAATGTTCCAGTAGTTCAAGAACCAAAAAAGATTGATGTTGTTCAAAAATACGTTGATGAATTATCGGCCGGATGGGTTAGAGTTTTGCCAAAGATTTGCACACCGGAAAGATTTGCCAGAGTTGCAGTAACCTGCATCAAAAAGAACAGTAAATTGATTTTGGCATTGCAAACCAAAGAGGGCAAAAAGAGCCTTGCCGAAGCATTTATGAAATGTGCCGAACTTGGCATTGAGCCAGATGGCCGCAGAGCTTATTTAATCCCTTACAAAAACGATATTCAACTGATTATTGATTATAAAGGCATTGCCGAACTTGCCATGCGTAGCGGCATGATCAGCAACATTCATGCCGACAAAGTATGCGAGAATGACGACTTTGAATATAACATCGGCGAAATTACCAAACACCGCATTGATTTCCGCAGACCGAGAGGGGAAGCATATGCATATTATTCAATCGTAACCTTTAAGGACGGCACAAAGAAATGCGAAGTTATGAGCAAAGATGAGATTGATGCGATCCGCAAGCGTTCAAAATCTCCGAACAATGGTCCATGGGTTACAGATTACGATGAAATGGCAAAAAAAACCGTGTTTAAAAGACTTTCAAAATGGTTGCCATTAAGTCCGGAACTTCAAAAAGGCATTGACATTGACAATGAAGAATATGAGATGCCAAAGCAACCGCAACAAGGTTATATTGAAGCAGACTACGAAGCCTTACCGCTTGATGATGAAATACCGGACTTTGATGATAAAACCGGAGAGATTATAGAAGAACCCGATCCGGAACCAGAAGCACCAAAGGCACCGGAAGCACTGGCAGAGCAACCGCAACAACCACAGAAAGCATTGTTTTAATTTAACCGGGGAGCTTGCCGGCTCCCCAATTTTTAAGGATTTGAAGAAATGACAGAAAATACATTAATCGTGTTGGAAGACAAAAGCGTAGCAAACATTCAATTTAATTTTGAAGAATTAAAAGCATGGGCATTGGCCAAGGTTGAAAAATACCAAAATTTAACCATTACCGAAGAACAGGTAATTGACATCAAAAAAGAGATGGCAGACATTAACAAATACTCCAAAGAAATTGATGCAAAGCGTAAAGAGTTTGAAAAACAATACAAGGCTCGCATTGATCCGGTTCTTGCCCAGATTTTGGAAATAAAAGGCATTTTTGATAGTGCATACAACGGACTTAAAACGCAGGTGGATAATTTTGAAACCATCGAGCGTGAAAAAAGACGTATCGCCATAAAAGAACAGATTGAAGAAATAATCCAAGTTGAGGGATTGCAACAATATGCTAAAAGATTTGAAATTCAAGAAAAATGGCTAAATAAAACCACGTCACAAAAATCCATAAAAGCGGATTTGGATAATATTGTTGCCGAGATTAAATCTTGGATAGAAACTCAGGAAAAAGCAATGAAGATGCGAGAAGAACGCATCCAGATGGTTAGTGAGTTTTATAAAGCAAAGGTTGAAAGCTATGGATTTGACCTTGGCAAAGAAAGCTATTTTATTGCCAAATGTGACCAATGTGAGGGAACAGCCATCACCGTTATGATTAACTCCGCATTTGAAGCCGAACTCAAATACAGAGAAGCAAGAAAACGCCAAGAAGAAGATGCAATAAAAGAAGCACAAAAGCAAGCCGAAGCAGAGGCCAAGGCAAAAGAAAAAGCGGAAGCACCTGCAACGATACAAAATCCGGCTCCGTTGGTAAAAAAGGAAGAACCAAAGGCAGAAGTTGCTCCAGAACCCAAACAAGAAAAAATCCTTGCCGGAAGTGTGAGATTTACATTCAAGGAAAGCAATTTTGAAAAGATAAAAGGGCTCATGGGGCAAATAAAACAGCTTTGCGAAACGTGGGAAAACGAATAACACAAAGGAAATGCCGGAGAAATCCGGCTTTTTTTTTATAAAAGTGCATTTTTTTGTTGACTTTTACCGTTTAACGGTATATAATAAGAGCTGAAAACAACAAAAGGAGATGAAAGATGACAGAAAACGAAGTTTTGGAATTAGCAACATTAGAAAACCCAATAATTAACAAAACCGGAAATAAAATTGAATTTAAAGACGGAACTACATACGCCAAAGATTTTAGAACCGGATTATATAGAAAAGTTAAAAACTATATGCTTTAAAAAGGAGATGAAATGAAAAAAGATGCAAAATTAAAATGCGACCGAGCCTATGAGCAACGTCAAAAAGAAAAAGGCATCAGGGTGAGGGGTTTCCGCCTCACCGATGCCGAATGGGAAAAAGTAAAGGAATTTATACGAAAGATGAGGAAACAAAATGAAAATAAGTGAAATTCTTTTTATTTTATTTTTAATTATTTTTTATTTGGTTGTTGTTATGCCAATAAGACAATGGAATTGCGATAGACATAATATGGATGCCGATTTATTTACAAGCGGATGTATTGTGAGGGAAGAAAATGAAAATATTTTGCGTTGAGCGCCAAGAACAAGAGGAAACGGAGCTTGTGACCGGCAAAGACATATATCCCCATCGTCCAGACCTTGCCGATAAATATTTTTACAGGTGCAAAAAATGCGGCAATTATGTTGGATGTCACCCAAATTCAACAAGGCCGCTTGGTTGCATCCCCAGCGAAGAATTAAAAAAAGCAAGAAATTTTATTCATAACAAACTTGATCCGCTATGGAGAAAGAAAGTTTATGATAAAGATAGAGGGTGGTGGTACGCCCATATTGCCAAGGAATTGGGAATAAAAGAGTATCACACCGGATGGACACGTTCGGTTGAAGAATGCCGCCAAGTTTGGCGAGCAATAAACAATATTTTAAGAGTTTTATCAAACAGAAAGTAGAAAGGAGAACCGCCATGAATGATAAAAGCACACTTTTGGAATTATGCGAATACTTTGGGGAGCATCCGGACGACCTCGCAACACTCATAACATTTTTGATTTTTGCTTACATTTTTAGGAGTAAGAAATGAAAAAATATATTGGATGGTTTAGCTGCGGAGTAACATCCGCAGTTGCATGCAAATTGGCAATAGATATGTATGGGCCAGATGCTGTTGATTTGTGGTATATAGAAACCGGATTATCACACCCAGATAACGATCGTTTTATTTCTGATTGCGAAAAATGGTATGGTAAAGAAATAAAAAAAACTAAGAGCGATAAATTCTCTTGTCCTCTAGAAGTTGCCAAGAAAGAACTTTTTAATACGCCACAAGGATCGCCTTGCACCAAATACTTAAAAAAAGAGGTACGACAAAAGCAGATAATGCCACTTTATGACGGAGTTGATGTCTATCATATTTTGGGCTTTGAATATTCTTTGCACGAAGTAAATAGAGCCTTGCGTTGGAAAGAACAACAAAATCCTAATTGTGTATTTCCGTTGATTTATAAAGGCTATGACAAGAAAAGATGTTTGCTTGAATTAAAGAAAGTCAGAATTGAAATCCCAGAGATGTATAGATTGGGATACCATAATAACAATTGTATTGGATGTTTCAAAGGCGGCATGGGATATTGGAACAAAATCCGCAAAGACTTCCCAGATGTATTTGAAGCAGTATCTAAAGTCGAGCAGGAAACAAAACACACCTGTTTGAAAAAGAATGGAGAACAATTGTATCTTAAAGACCTTAAACCAACGGACGGAAATCATTCTGATTTGGAAATTCCAGAATGCGGTTTATTTTGCGATTTGGAAATGGATGGCCTAAAAAGCAAAAAGATAGAAGAAATTATAAAACTTTTGTGAGGATCAAAATGAGCTTGTTTAATATCCCTGAATTGGGTATGAAGCCAAAAAAGAAGCATACACACCCGGAACAACCGGTTCAAAAAAGCATCGTTCAATATTTGGAACTCAGGGGCTTTGTTTTTACAGCTCCTGACGCGGGTGTTAATGTTTCAAGTAGGGTAACTAGGGGAATATTAAAATCAATGGGCAGGCGGGCAGGAATTGCCGATTTAATCGTATGGATTAACGGCGGCACTGTCTGCATCGAATGCAAAAAGCCGGCAACGTATCGTTGGAGCGATAGATACAAACGCATGGTCATTGATGAGCGAGCCGGAACGCAGAGCGATGAGCAAAAAGAATTCCAAGCCACCATTGAAAAGCTGCCCGGACACCACTATATCGTGGCAAAAAGTGTGTCCGATGTGGTGGATTATTTCCACAAAAACAATATTCAACCAAAATAATGCTTGCAAATTAAAAAAGTTGTTAATAACATCGTTTTGTATTTAGAAAGTCCATAGAGAGGGAAAAAATGAAACAGATTATACAAAAAAACATATCACGACATTACAAGCGATTGGAGCAAAGATTGAAAGAGATCTCTGCTCCAATTGTCGTCTTAGAAACAATTTCAAAAGAGTTCCGTTTTTTGGAAAGAGATTTATTGAGTGAGTTAGAAAGTCAGGAGAATAGAGCATGTCAACCGGAAAACAGCGAACAGCAGTAATTTATAGCGACTGGAAAGACCTTATCGAAGAAATATCGAATGAGGATGCCGGAATAATCTTCAAAAATCTTTTACGCATGCTAGACAACGAGATGATGCTTGATGAGCCATCCGAAAAGGGTGTATGGCGGTTTATTGCTAAAAAATTCGGCGAGGGAATCCAAAAATGGAGCGAAAAGTCAAGAGCAAATTCACGCATAGCCAAGGAAAGATGGGAAAAATCCCGTCAACAAAAAGATGATGCGAACGTATGCGAACGCATGCGAACGCATACGAACGCATGCGAACCTACAATTCCGCAATGCGAAACGATGCCTACTGTTACTGTTACTGTTAATAATAATAATAGTTTAAAAGAAAAAGAAATATATAAAGAAAAAGAAACAGAAAATCATTTTTTTGATTATCCGGATGATTTTGAATTTTTAAGTAACAGTAAATTTATAATAAATAAAAGTTTTAGTTTTAATGCGGAAAACAGAAACATAAAACCTTATGTCGACATGTATGGCATGCCGATAATAAATTCAGTACAGAATTGGCTGATTAAGAACAAAGACGGCAAAGAGGTGGATTGGTGCTTCATTGTTAGTCAGTTTGAAAATTTCCGAAAAAGAAGCGGCCGACCGTTGATGATGGGATAAACAAACAAAAAGGGAGAAACAGAGAGATGAAACTATACGGAATGCCATACATGGGAAGCAAAACAGCCATTGCGGAAGATATAATTGACATTTTACCAAAAGGGAAAAGGTTTGTTGATTTATTCGGTGGTGGGTTTGCAATGACACATTGCGCCCTATTAAGTGGGAAGTATGAAAAATTTCTTTATAATGAAATCAACCCTCTTATTGTTGACACTGCCAAAAGAGCAATTTCTGGAGAGTTTAATATATCTAAAAATCCGCCAAAATGGATTAGCCGAGATGATTTTAAAAAATTAAAAGATGTAGATGGATATATAAAGACTTGTTGGAGTTTTGGAAACAAGGGAGCGAATTATTTATACGGTGAAGAAATTGAACCGTGGAAAAAAGCACTACACTATGCGCGAATTTTCGGGGATTGCTCTTTATTTGAAAAAATGGGAATACATACAGACGGAACGCGTCAAGATATTGCTAAAAATGCAGAAAAATATAAAGATTTGTATATTAAATGGTATGTCAAAGAACAATTAAAACAAGGGGATGGGTTAGACCTAGATAAAGAAATACGCAACGTTAAAGAGAATTTAGTTAAAACAAAAGAAGAGTTACGACTTTATCTGGTTAATGCTTTAAAAGAAAGCGGGTTAAAAGCCTCTGATGTCGATAGGAGATTAGACACTCAAATGTCTGTACATTATTTTGGGCGTAGTCAATGGGGTTTTCCAACGAGAGAGGAATACAACAAAATGCGAGAGTTTATGCCTCTATCCCAAAATTACGAGCAAATAATAGGGATTTACAACTTGAGAAAAAGCCTGCAAAGACTGGAAAGCCTGGAAAGCCTGGAAGGCCTGGAAAGCCTGCAAAGACTGCAAAGACTGCAAAGCCTGCAAAGCCTGCAAAGACTGCAAAGCCTTGAGCTTGTTTGTGGTTCTTATCTGGAATACGAATATAAAGAAGGCGATGTTGTATATTGCGACCCGCCGTATGAGGGAACGGCAGGATATAATGATGACGTTGTTCAAGGTAAAGAAACTTTTTATTCTGATAAAGCAAAAAGAACATATATAAAAACAATACAAAGCTCGTTTAATCATAAAGAATTTTATGATTGGGTAGCCACAAGGCCGTATCAAGTGTTTTTTTCAAGTTATGCAATAACAGACAACCGCTTTTTTAAAGTTTGGGAAAAATCAAAGCTGGTGTTATTGTTAGGTAAAAAAAAATCATACAAGATGGAGACTATTTACTCAAACAAGCCTTACAAATGGCTTTTAATTTGACAAACCGACACCAAAGGGCAATTAACATTATTTTGAAAAGGGGGAAAACATGGGCGGAAGAAGATCAATTGATTTTAAGACGTTTGACAAGGCAACGCAGGAAATAATCAAAAACGTGGCGATTGTTATGGGGGTTAATGAATATTATAACATCTTTGCCAAGTTTGACCGACAATACACATTGCCGAGATTTGTATGCTACAAAGTTTTATACGACCGAGGATACAGCTATCCGATGATTGGGGCAAAGTTTTGCAAGGACCACGCATCAATCATTCATGGAGTTAAAAGAACAAAGAAGTCTCCGGAATTAATGGCATACGCCAATATTGTCAATTATAGACTTCGGCAACACACTGACGAAATAAACCTATTGCGAAAATTTAAGATTGAGGAGAAAAACAGCGAGATTATAAAAAAGATTAAGGATTTAATGAATTTGGGATATGATGAAGATGCTATTGTGGATAACATAAAAGACGTATCCAAGGTTCTTATCCTTGAATTAATTGAAAATATTAAGAAAAAATGCAAACAAAAACTTGTTCCGGATTACAAAAAAAGCATTGTTCGGAAAATTTATGTTTGACAATTATAAGAAGTGATTATAATATTATTATGTTTTTACAACAAAAGAAATTTTATAAGGAGATGAACATGAGAGGAAAACTCGCAAAAACATTGCATGCGGTGGCCCGTCTTAGAACAGTTGGGATGCCAGATGTTGAATATAACCTTACCAAAAGGCATTTAATCAAAGTTCCGGGTTTTGAAAAACCTATAATGTGCGGAACGATTGTTCTTAGTGAAAACTGCACAAGAGCCGTTTATAAAAAACTCAAGAGAGGAATGTAACATGTCGCAACAAACAACACTTATAACCAAAGAAGACGATGAAAGAAACAATATCGTTGGCGGTATTGATGTAAACCGCTTGCGGTCCATTATTGAACGCATTGAACGTCTTGAAGAAGAAAAGAAAGGCATTGCATCAGATATTCGTGATATTTATGCAGAAGCCAAAGGAGTGGGATTTGATACCAAAATTATTCGTGAAATTATTAAACTCCGAAAAATGAATACGGCCGACCGTGATGAACAAGAATTTTTAATTGAAACATACCGGAAAGCATTAAACATTTAGTCGTGTGGCGGTTCCAGAGGATGAAAGGCGGCATCCTATAACGGTATAATCGGAAACGTAAAAGCTGTGCCACACACATAAACCTCATGTATTTCATAGCAGCTTAATTATACCACCGCCTTAAAATTATTTATAAATAGGGGGAATTTTTATGAAGAAGATATGTTCAAGATGTAATAGGGAGTTGCCGTTATCTTCATTTGGAAAACTTAAAACAAGCAAAGATGGATTGCAGTATACCTGTAAAGAATGTCTAAATAAACATAATAAAGATTATCGGTCTAAGAATAAAGCCAAATGGATTGAATACAACAGAAAATCAAAAGAAAAAACAAAAACACTTGAATACCATTCTTTATGCGATGCTATTGGCGGATATAACCTATTTATTCTGAACCACACAAAGCAAGGAGAATTTAAGTATAACATGGTTAATACGGCAACCGGGGAAATTTTTAATACCAACAACAAAGAAGATTTTATTGAACGAATAAAAAGGATAAACTAATGCAAAACGAAAAAGGAAAAGAAATCTACGAAATTAGAAAAACGCTAAGGATGGGCCGTCCGGCATTTGCCGAGGTTTGTTTGAAGCGTAGCGAGCAATCTGTAATTAAATATGAAAATGGCGAAGTTAATCCACCTGAAAAGGTTATGAAACGTGCCAGAAAATGGATGAATTTGTATAACGAAATTCATAGGGATTAGAATTAATATGGAACTTATAAATGACCACTTCCAAAACCGAAAACAGTACAATATACCAAAGGCTCAATTGGTAATTGCCGATATTCCATATAACATTGGCAAAAACGCATACGGAAGCAATCCTAAATGGTATATTGACGGAGACAGTTCAAAAGGAGAAACCAACAAAGCCGGATGCATGATTGTTTTTTGTGCTTTTGAGCAACAATTCGATTTGATTGAAGAAGCCAAGAAACACGGATTTAAAAACTACATTCCGTTGACATTTTATAAAAATTATTCGGCCCAAGTTTTGAAAGCAAACATGAGAATTGTAGGAAATACCGAATATGCCTTGCTTTTCTATCGTGATAAATTGCCAAAGTTTAATAACAACGGCCGCATGATATTTAATACAATGCCGATGGACAGAGATACGGAAACACCACGCATTCACCCCACACAAAAGCCTTTATCGCTTTTGAAGTACCTTATTGAGATATTCACAGACCGGGGCGATGTTGTCATAGATCCATGTGCCGGAAGCGGCTCCACCTTGCTTGCCGCCGAGCAATTAGGCCGCAAGGCGTACGGATTTGAGATTAAAAAAGAATTCTGCAGAGAATTTGAAAAAAAGTTGAATAAAAATATTGAAATTGAATTATCTTTTTAAAAAAGGGGAATAAATATGAGAACGAGCGAATATGTATCAATTGGACATCCGGATAAAATTGCGGACTTTATCAGCGAGTACATTCTTGACCGCATTCTTGAGCAAGATCCAAATGCCAGATATGCATTGGAAGTGCAGATAAAAGACAACCATGTAACCCTTGGCGGGGAAATCACCACAAAAGCCAATATTTCTGCCGAAAAATGGGTAAAAGAAGCCGTTGAGGAAATCGGTTATACAAAGAAATATTCCGAAAAATGGGGAAAAGAAAACACAATTTGCTCGGATGATTTGGAAGTCCGTAGTCTTATATCGGCACAAAGCTCGGATATTGCTCAGGGCGTAGATATTGACGGATGGGGCGATCAAGGCATATTCTTTGGATATGCTGAAAACAACCCAGATACGAATTATATGCCGTTGGATTATTTCCTTGCCAAAGATTTGAACAATCTGTTATATTCAAAAGCCAAAAAAGGCATTGGCGGATTGGATATTAAAACACAAATCACACTTGATGATGAAGATATGGTTGATGAAATCATTGTTGCTATTCCGGTAAAAGATGGTCGTGAATTAGCTAAAATCAGAGATATTGTAGATAAATGGGCAGGAAAGCAGAACATCACACCTACAACAGTAACCGTAATTAACGGTACCGGAAAATACATTAAGCATTCATCCATGGGAGATTGCGGAACCACCGGCCGCAAGCTTGCAGTAGATTTCTATGGCGGAAACTCCCCCATCGGGGGCGGATGCCCATGGACAAAGGACGGAACCAAGGCAGACCTTGCCCTTAATGTTATTTCCAGATTTTTGGCGTTAAATGAATTAAAAGTATCTACGCATCCTTATAAACACATTTGCGAAACAAAAATAAGCTGCTGCATCGGAAAGTCAGATATTATTTATTCATACGCCATAAAAGATAAATACGGCCAGATTTTGGAAAAAAACACCGAAAGAGCATATGCATCACCCAGAGAAGTGATTGAACAATTTGAATTGAGAAATCCTAAATTTGCTTCTATTTGCAAAAATGGTTTATTTGGTGTTACAGATACCAAGCATATTTGGGAGTTATAGAGCAATGCCATTTGTAGAAGTCAAAAACGATAATGGATCCACAACCTATAGATGGGTAAAGGATATTGACAAATACAATGAACAGAACTATCAAAATGAACAGCAAGGGGATTTGACAACCGGAACAGCTTCCCTTGTTGCTCTTGATATATCAAAGGAAAAATATAACCAAATTTTTAAGAGGGGGGAAAACAATGTTAGAGAAAGAGGAAAATGTTAATCCTGATAAATACGCACTTGAAGAACCTTTGATTTTTAAGTCAATTATTTGTGACATCATAAAAAACAAGGAAATACTTGAACAGCTTAATGATGTTAAAAGCAAATACATTGAGGAAATATCTAAGATTTGCAATGCCGATAAAGAAGATTTTAATGACATCTCCAACATTTATGTATTGGCACAAGATATTTATAACAACATCATCGGATTTATTGCGGTAGGATTAAACCCGGCGGTTCGGGAAGTGTGGGCGTGCCACGTCTACACCCTGCCGGAATATCGAAAAAAGGGCGTATATCGGGATATGATGGAAAGATTAAAGTTATTTACATCACAAATCGGGTTTAAAAGAATTGTCGTTGGCGTTTATAAAGTCAATAAACCGAGCAAAAGAACTCACTTAAAACTAGGTTTTAAACCCATTATTGACATCATGCATCTTGATTTATAGCCTATTTTATCGGGAAAATATTATAATTTGGGAGAAAATAGCTATGCCAAGAGGGAATAAACAAACATTAAAAGTCTACACCTCGGAAGAAGCTCGCTTTTATGGATCCATGGGCGGAAAAGCTTCAGCCGATGCACGAAGACGGAAAAAAAGCCTAAAAGAACTCACGCAAGCCTTGCTTGAGATGAAACCGCATGAAAAGATAACGCAGAAAGCGAAAATGCTTTTTCCGGATGTTGAACCGGAAGACCTAACCAACGGAATGGCATTGGCGATGTCTATGCTTAATAAAGCTGTTGTGGATGGGGATGTAAAAGCGGCTCAGTTTGTGAGGGATACGGCCGGAGAGGTGCCGGAGCAGATAATCAACGGAAATCTTGGACAATCTACCGTCTTTGTGACCGAGCAAGACCAAAACAAAATCATCAAGCATATTCAAGAAGTATTAAATGATGGCCAACCAAAAACAGAAAAAACAACCAAAAAAGCAAGCAAGCCCAAAAAAGGAACGAAAAAGAAGTAATACATCGGAAGATATAAACCGAGAATACCTTGGCAAGACCTTGCTTGATGCCGGCTTTGAGGTTTGGTTCCGATACATGTTCCGAGTTCTTGAGGGCAAGCCCTTTATAATGGACCGTATCCACAAGGATATGTTCAACGTTTTTGATGACCTTTATTATTTGCGAATAACTCGTGAATGCATGAACATTCCGCCACGAGCCGGAAAAACCACCATCTGCAAATATTGGCTTATTTATTGCCTAACCAAAAACCCACGGTGTAATTTTATTTATACATCATTCTCCCAAATGCTCTTATCCGACATTGCCAGAGAAGTGGCTCAAATTTTAGAGCATCCGATATACAAAGAACTCTACGGAAACGGATTAATCGGTATTGAAGAAAAGGAAGAAAACCCGATTGATGACTTTTGGCGAGAATATCTCTTGCAAGAAACAGGCAAAGCGGTATATGCAAGTAAACGCATCATCACCGCAAAAGGCGGACAAATTCTATTTGCATCTATCGGATCCACCATCACCGGATTTGGTGCCGGCATAAGAGGGGCGAAAGGTTTCTCCGGAGCCTTAATCATAGACGATGCGAACAAGCCGGCCGATATCATGTCCGAAACCATGAGGGATAAAGTCCGCAAATACTATGATGAAACCTTGCTCTCACGCTTGAACGACAGTAACGTTCCAATATTTAACATTCAGCAAAGGCTACACCTTGGCGATTTATCAGGATATTTGCTTGAACAATACAAATTTGACAGCATCATAAAGCCCTTGCTTGAGCCGGACGGAACATGCAACATTGCAAGCCAATACACCCCTGAGCGTATTAAAGAAATCTCATTTAATGACACCATGTTTCAAGCACAATATCAGCAATCACCGGTGGCAGAAAAAGGAAACATTATTCAGCGTGATTGGTGGGTATATTACGATGCTGACATTACAACAATAGATGGAAAACTTATAATAACCGCAGATACGGCATACAAGAAAACCAAAACCGCCGACTATTCATGCTTCCAAGTTTGGGAGCTGTTACGCAAAGAGATGCGTTTGCGTGATATGATTGTAGGTAAATGGGAATTCCCCGAACTTTTGGAGAAAGCAAGCCAAATATGGCGGAAGTGGACAGATAACAGTTTAATTAATCCGGCCGCATTTATGTACATTGAAGACAAGGCATCAGGCATTAGCTTGGAGCAAACTCTTATTCAATCCGGCATCAATGCCATTTGTTGGAAGCCAAAAGAATATGACTACCCAGAGGATAAAGTCGGCAGAACGAGAGAGCTCTCATGGGATGTATACCGTGGTCTTGTAAAATTAAAAAAAGATGATAAAATGAGCCAGTATCTAGTTAATGAGGCGGCATTGTTTGCTGAAGATATGTCGCACGCTCATGACGACAGCGTTGATAGTGCATCAATGGCCCATTCTATTTGGAGATATGCCGGGGGCGGACAATAACAGAGGATTATAACATATGACCAGACGTAGCAAGAGCAAAAAAAACATTTTAGTGAAAAATACTATCCTAAGAGGTGCCGGAGCAAATACGGTTCAAGATAGAGGAAGCCAACAAACGGCAGCCATATATTCACGCAATCCATATTTTAGAAATGACTTTTATAGCCGTTGGCAGGAGTGGGTGCGTTGGTACAATACCAGTTGGGAAGCCGGAAAAATTGTGGATATCCCTGTTCAGGATGCATTCCGCATACCGGTAAAGATTACCGGAATAGAACAGCCGGATATTGAAGCCATTGAAAAATATATGAAATACCTTGATGTTAATAACAACTTCAAACGAGCCGCCACCATAGAGCGATTGCTCGGCGGTTGCGTTATCATTATTGGCGTGAAAGACAGCAAAGATGATCCGGAAGAAGTTCTCGATCTTAAAACAATAAAAAAAGGCGATATTACATTCTTGAATGTTATCAGCACCGAGAAAATAACAAAGTGCGAATATGATGATGATGTATTTAGTCCATCATATGACAAGCCAAAATATTACATGATAAACGGGGTAAAAACCCACGTCAGCCGATTAATTGTCTTTGATGGCGATCCATTATTTAATCACACATCTATGAACTTGCTTCAGAACTTCCGCTACAATCCTGCCGGATTTGGCGAGAGTGTATTATCCAGATTATATGATAGCCTTGTGCGAGCAACCGGAACGCAAGAGGGAGCATATCACCTTGTGAACCTTGCAAGCGTTTTATTAGTAAAATGCGAAAGATTTATTGACCTACAAGCCACCAAACAAGGAAATTCTGCCTTAAATATGCTTGATAAGATTGCCGAGCAATTAAGCATCTACCGTGGGGCGGTTATTGATGGAAAGGGAACAGAGATAGCTCAACACTCCGCAACATTTGGAAGCGTGCCGGAACTTTTAAATACATATCTTCAAATTCTTGCGGCCGGATCCGATATCCCGGCAACTCGTTTCTTGGGCGATAGCCCATCAGGGTTAAACTCAACCGGAGAGAGCGACCTAGAAAACTATTATAACAACATTGACAGCTACCAAACCACACGCTTAGAGCCAAAATATAGAAAGATGCTTGATATTATCGGCTCATCCATTTGGGGCTTTGAAATTTGGAAAGAAAAATCGCAAAACCTAGCATTTGAGTTTGAGCCGCTTTGGAACATCAACAAAATGGATCAAGCAACCGTTGACAAGACAAGAGCCGACATTCTCCGCCAGTTCAAAGAAGATGGCATCATTAGCGACAAGCAATATGCCGAAGAAATCAATAGCAAGAAAATTCTTGATATTGAACTTGACGTGGAAGAATATGACGAAGAACGAGAAGAATTGATTGACGGCTCCGATATCCCTAGCTTGCGTGATGAAACGGACCGAGTAATTGATACCATAGGAGCAAAGCCAAATGTCGATAGTGGTGCTAAATCAGAAACCGGACAAGGTTAAAAAAAGCCAAAAAGGCAATCCGATAAAAACTCCTAAGAGTTTGGAAGATGATGCGAGAGTAAGCATTAACCGCATTGTGCGAGAAGTTAATGCAGAACTCCGCACCATATCCGACAATGCAAAAACAAACACACCGGAGCAAACATCCGCACTCTTAAACGACTTCAAACGCAGATGGCGAGCCATCATTGAACAAAGGGCCGACACCATCAGCAAGGCATGGGTTGAAGCCATTGATGAAAATAACTACGAAAAGACAATGGCCATGCTCCGTAAAGCATTCGGCATAGAAATATCAACCATTTTGGAAGATAAAGACATTGCCGATACATTGGAAGCCATGCGGCTCAATATGGTTAATCTTATTGTAACCATACCAGAAGAAGCACTTAAAAGGGTTGCCTTGCGTATTTATGAAAACTACCAAGGTATAGCCATGCCGGAAAACCGCACGCTTCAGCAACAAATAAGTCAAGAGTTCAAAACCACATACCGACAAGCCAAAGTCATCGCTCGTGACCAAACGGCCAAGATAAACTCATCATTAAACAAAATAAGACAAGAAAAGCTTGGCGTTGATATTTATATCTGGCAGACAATGCGAGATAGCCGAGTAGTGGGTAAACCGGGCGGATTATACCCCAAAGGCAACGATAAACACGGAAATCACTACATCATGCAAGGTTTATATTGTAAATACAGTGATCCGACCGTATTCTCCACAGATGGCAAGACATGGCGGAAAAGAACCTCACAAATGCCAAAGGGCGAACCGGGAACAGATATTCAATGCCGATGCTTTGCTGAACCGGTTTTATACTGGGAAGCCGTCAAGAAAAATCTTGTTGTAGCCTAAGAAAACCAAGCACTCCAGAAAAGGGGTGCATTTTTTTTGAAAAAAATTGAAAAAAGTTCTTGCATATTATAATTTTTTATTATAACTTTACAACAGATACAACAAAAGGAGTTATAGAAATGAGAGATTATTTTATTTTGGGATTTATGATTGGTTTTAGTATTGTGTATTTTGGCGGAATGGGCTTAATCAGATTGGGAGCTTTCTAAAATGGATTACTTGGATAAAGCAAAAAACGACTTAGATTGTTTGTTGAGATTTAAGAAAATGATGAAAGATAAAAACATTAAGCCCGAAGATATGTTTTCTGCGCTAAAAGGAGCAATTGAGGGAAAAGCTAGTATTGTTTTTGAACAATACAAACAGCAGATTGATGCATGGGTTGATGATACCGTAGTTGAAGTTGAAGAATTGGACAGCTATCATCGTGAATTTAATCCGTACGGCGTTCCTACTGAATATGCAACATGGGAAAGCGATTGGGATGAAGAAGAAGAACGCCAAGCAAAGATTAAGAAATGCGTTGGATATTTGAAAGAAGACAAGATATACGACTACATCCCCATGGACATGGACGATGATATGTTAGAGTTAATTCATAAAATTGCGGTTAAATACTTGGAGGGTAAAATCAATGCCTAATAAAGAACAGATAATCCACGATATGCACATAAAGCTAGAGGTGCTGTGTGGTCTTAAAAAAATAGCAATAGAGCAACAATGCTCTGTGATGCTTAAAATTATTGAAGAAAAAATTGATGAATTAGAAAAAAAGATAGGGGAGCTTCAAAATGATTGAAGAATTATGGGCGGTTTATAAAGTTTTAAAATGGCACAAGAAAACATTTCCGAATGTTACATACAAGGAGCAGACAGCCAAGCGTAGAGATGAGATCCATGAATGGATCGATGCTTTTGATAAGTACACCAAGGATAAGAGAAAATCAAGAAAAAACCTTGCCGAGATGGAGTGGGCCGATACAATCATTGCCGGAATTGGATGCCTGCGGTTCAAAAAGACTAGATCCGACATTGAGGATAAAATGTATATAAATCGCATGAGAAGTTGGTATAACAATCAGCACAAAGGGAAAAAAGATGATAAAATCACAAGATGAATTAAACACATGCAACGATGGCAAACGCAAGAGCGATGTGCTTATAGCCACGATCGAGAAGTGCGAGAAGCTTGAGGAAAAGCTAAAGATAGCCAAGGAAAAATTGGAAACAATTAAAACAACTGCTACATTTGGAAAATTAAAGGGAATTAACGCTGATACGCCAGACAATATGAGGTTGAAAGCAATAGTAACCTTAGCTGATGACGCACTAGAAAAGATTAAGGAGTAAAGCAATGACTAAGACACCGGAAGAACTGACAGAAGACTGGAAAGCGGGAGAGCTTGAGTATGGGCAGTATTGGGTAAAAAATAAAGTTTGGGAAAAGCCTTTTATTGACAGATGGCTCCCGAATTGTTCTTGGAAAATCTCTTGCAAAGATGCTATTGAACAAATCCTTGCTCCCGTTCCAACCTATGACGAATACAAGGCGATGCAGGCAGAGCTTGCCGAGCTTAAAGAAAAGATAAAAAAAAGAGAAGAACTAATACAGTGTCTAGGAAGTAATATTGACGAACTGGATGTTAAAAAATCGGTTCTTATCATTGAAAACAACAAGCTCCGCGCTCTGCTTAAAGGCTGTCAAGAAGTTTTATCAAATATATGTGAAGAAAATGATTGGAATAGCGAGTATTCAACGCCATTAGACGTTTGGGATATTATGATTAGAATAAACGAGGTGCTGAAATGATTAGACGGTTGCTTTGCTGGCTTGGATGGCACGAGTGGGATTGTGTCTGTTATCTTTATAAGAATTGCCAAAAAATAAAAACCTTGAAATGCCGAGTTTTTAATATTCGATGTAAACATTGCGGAAAGGAAAGAGATGATAACAAGTTTTGAACATAACTATAATATCGGCGATACGGTATATTTAATTTTCTTATCAAAAGGAAAATATCGGGTTAGGAAAAAGACAGGATATAAAATTGAATATATAAGGTTTAACTTATCGCAAAAGCCTATCGGAGAAGAAATAGAAAAATCCGTTTATTACTGGTTTGAGGGCAAAAATCCAAGCGTACAGATGACTCCAGAATACAATTGTTTTCCAACTCTCGAAGAGGCTGAAAGGCGTTGTAATTTAATGAATGAGAGGTTTTTTAATGACTAAAAAATACGGTTTAACAAAACACGAACGAAAGCTTTTAGAAAAAGCTCAATACTACCAATATAAAGCCGAAGAAATGCACAGAAAATTTGCCGATAGTTTGCAAAATAGATTTTATAACTCTACCACAATCAGCGAGTTTGAAGTGTGGGATTTATGGACATTGAACGAAAGTGGGGATTGTTCAGGAACCGAACAGGAAGCACGCTTTTGGCGAAAAGTAAGAGATGAAGAGGAGCAAGACTAATGGCATATTTAGAAGAACTGCTGCCCGAGTTCAGAAAAGGGTATGTACTTGGGGAGGTTAAAGGAAATAAATTCCACTTTGTTACGCCAGATGGTAAAGTTTTATCTTTTGCCAAAGATAAACCGACGTGGAGAAAACCAACTCCTGACAAAGATGGATATTTATGTGTTGGCATAAAAATAAATGGTAAAAACACTACCAGAAAAATACATCGCCTGGTCGCGGAGGCTTTTATTCCAAACCCTGAAAATAAGCCAGAAGTTAATCATAAAAATGGAATAAAATCTGATAACCATATCGAAAATCTTGAATGGGTTACAGCCAAAGAAAACACTAACCATAAAATTAAAGTTCTAAAATATAGACCATCGGAAAAAACACTTGAAAAAATAAGAGAAAATAGAAAAACAAAAGGAGTGAGGAAAGAACAATATAACTTTGCCATAAAAGAAAGGATTGTTTGTTGGTTTTATAACAACTCTCATCAACAAAAAACAATAGGTTTTTTAAATAGTTTTGATGAAAATTATTTTTGGGCAGACAATGGTAAAACTTATAAATTTTGCCGCCCCGTCCGCAGAGATGAAGTAACTTTTTATGAGGAGAGAAAAGATGAGTAGACTAATTGCATTATGGTTAATAGATACAGCAGTTATGATTAACCTTTGTTTTATTGGATTTATTTTGTGTGTATTTGGTTTTGTTTTATATCCGATTAAACCTGCTAGGCAATTTTGCGGAAAGCAAGCAATAAGAGTGATTAATTTTGCTGATGATTTTTTAAGGAGTGGAGGCGAAGATGATTAGACGCTTGCTTTGTTGGCTCGGTTGGAGCAACTAGTATAGTGTTTGTGATAAATGCTTTACGGTATTTAGAACTAAAAGGACTTAGTTATGAACAATGGCGGAAACAACGATAAAACACCGCCACAAACCCACAAAAACACCCCTTGTTGACAATAGTCGGCTTGGGGTGTTAATCTATCCGCAGAAACAAAAAAGGATTAAACAGATGCTACAAGTTTCAAACAAAATAAGAATGTCTATCGGCAACAAATGGCGAATTGATGATGACGGCATTATGACCGTTAGAGCCAGGGTGTTAAAAGAGGGAGTATATCCCTATTATGCCAGTGAGCTAAAAGACCTGAATATTCCGGGCGACAAGGTGGATGTTCTTATTCCGGCAAGCGAATTCACCCCCGAAGCGTTAAAAACCGGCGAGGGTAAGCCCGTAGTCATTGATGAACATGAATGGCGAACTGTTGAAAATGCCTTGACAGACGGCTATACCAAAGGCTCTGTTGCCGGAGAAATGACAGTTGAAGACAAAGGCATTTTGTGCGACCTCACAATCTTGGACGCACAAACCATTGAAGAAATCAAGAGCGGCATCTTGGTGGAAATTTCTGCCGGATATCGAGCTGATTTTGAAAAAGAAGAGGGCGAGCTAAACGGCCAGCCATATTCTTATGTTCAAAAAAACATCGTGTTCAACCACATTTTGCTTTGCCGCAAAGGCGAGGGAAGATGTGGAGACGATGTTAAAGTTATCAACAAAAAAACAGGAGAAAATAAAATGTCTTATACAATTCGCATGAAAATTGGCAATAAAGACAAAGAAATGGAATTCTCATCCAAGGAAGACGCCGATAAGGCTCAGGAAATGGCCAATGCCGCCGGTGAAGCAAAACAAGCCGACATCGACAAAGCCGTTGAAGAAGTAACTTCTTTGAAAGAGCAGGTTGCCGCTTTGAATGCCGATTTGGAAGAAAAGAAATCTTCCATCGAAGAATACAAAGAAAAACTTGAAAATGCTTTGTCTGAAGAAGCACAGGAAGAAATTGCCGAAGACTTAATCGCTCAGAAAGAGGCTGAGGAAGCTGTCGTTGAGGAAGAAGTCGAGGAAAAGGACAAAGAAGAAGTCAAAAACTCTTTGAAAGCTCTGAAGCGCTCTGAGCGTGCCATGTTCTTGGCTGCCCATGTTATGAACAAGCGCGGCTTAGACATCAAAGAATGGGATGACAATTCTAAAATTGCGTCTTTCATGACCATTGCCGCTGAAGCAAAACAGAAAGTGCAAAACAAAAAAGAATTGAGCAACAACCTCGGCAACGTTAATGGTGCCAAAGTTGTGAACTCAAAAACCGGAAACAACGGGATGTCTGCAAAAGACCGTATGTTTTCTTGGAAACACAAATAACAAGTAGGAGAAACAAACATGTCTAGAGGTGTTTATATGGGTACCGCTTTTGGTCCGATCCAAAATGCAGTATTCGACCAACCGGCAGCAGGTGTCCATGGCGGACTTTATGCAGCCAGCGACATTAATCTTTGCGATGCCATCTCAGTTGGCGAAGCAAACGGCATTGATGTTGGTCTGGGTGTTGTCGCAAGTGCTATCGCATCCGCAAAAATTTCCGGTATTAACGATTTGGAAGCCAAATTGCCGACAAGCGAATCCGATGCAATCTATGGCTTTGTTGTCAGAACACAAGCAGGATGCACCGATGCATCCGGCAAAAACTATGTTCCGGCAAAACGTCAGGCCACTGTCTTGAGATACGACAGAGTAGGCGGTCGTTTCTGGTATAAAATGCCGGCCGCATTTACTACGGCTTCAAAAGTATACATCGCTTATACCAATGATGCCGCTGCCGGCGGTAAAGGTCATTTGACTGTAACTGCCGAAGCAAGCAAAAACTTTGAATTAACCAAGCTGAAAATCCGCAACTCAGGTTCTAAGGATGATTTGGCTTTAATCGAAATCGTAGCGTAGGGGAGAATAAAACATGTCTAAAGGTTCTTTCACATACGGCGGACAAGCAAACGTAAATATGCAGGAAATCGCATTCAGCATCTATACCGCTGTTGATTCTGCGTTTTATGATGTCGAATATCCGGAGCATGACTGGTATAAAGTCGTAAAAGAAGATCAGGTGCTTTCTGATATTAACGCCGGTGCAACTCAGTATGCATTCATCAGCCGTGACCGCCAGGGTGCCGCCGCATTCAGAGGCCAGGCTGAAAACAACAACATCCCGATGGTAAGCCAGACGGCCGGTTCGTCCACTGTTCCGTTGTGTGCTTCTAATGTCGGAGCAAAAATCGACAACGAAGACGCTCGCCAGTATCAGATGGGCTTTAACGGAAACTTGGCTCAGGATTTGGGCGAATGCATGCGTTTTGCTTGCGATAACTTGGTTGAACGCACATTCTTCTTCGGTGACGATTCCGTTGGTTTCAAAGGCTTCATGAACTTCCCCGGTGTAACTGTATCATCCGCTTCAACTGCGGCCGCCGGTGGAACAGAATGGAGCAAGAAAACCGCTGCCGAAATGGTAAAAGATATCAATGACGGCTTGGCGGCTGTATGGACCAACTCCAGAGGCGTGTTCCTGCCCAACACGGTATTCTTGCCGTTAGAGCAGTTCAACCTCTTGGCGACCACTCCGTACACCTTGGGAGCTTCTGCCGCTGTGTTCCAATCTGCTTTGGATTATGTGAAGAAATACAACATCTACACAAATCAGCGCGGAAAAGAACTCGAAATCATTCCTATCCGTTACCTGAAGAACGCAAGCGCTTCCGACGACAAAGGGCGCATGATTTTGCAGGACAGAAGCAAACGCAATCAGGCTTTGCCGTTCCCGATGGGCTACACCTTGCAGGCACCAGTTCCGGTTCCGCTGGGCGCAGAGTTCTATTCGGAACAGAAGCATGGTTCTTATGTAATCCGTCAGCCGTTGTCTACATTATATGTAGATGGCATCTAATAAATTAATTCAATGGGGAGATTCTAATATGGCTTTTCCAAAAAAACAAAATAACGGAGCCGCCGCACCAAAAGCGGCTCCCGCAAACCAAACCGCAAAGAACATTGTCGCAGCAACCGGCACTGTGGTTTTGACCAACACAACCACAAACCCGATGCTCTTAAACGAGGGTGCTCATAAAATTATGATTTATCCGAAAGAATTAAAATCTGTGGATAAAACTGTTTTTCAAGCATTGCAGAAAAACGACATGATTAAAATATGGCTTGATAAAGGGCTTTTGCGGTGTAATTACCAAGCAGATGCACAAGAGGAAGCGAGCAGAGAAATCTCCGTTACCCCGGATAATGCGCCGGCCGAATTAACAAATCCGGTTGAAAAGCATGAAGACGGTCGCTCTGTATCTGCGGAAGTAACCAAGAAAGAAGCCGCCGGTTCAATTACATTGGATTAATTAACCAAAAGTAGGAAGCAAGAACATGAGTTTTGATTATGCACAATTTATTGCCGTATATCCCGAGTTTTCCGACATTCCGCAGGCAACTGTTGAATTTAAGGGAAATCTGGGCGACAAAATCCTGAGCGATACATCTTGGGGCGATGTGCGTGATGAAGCTCTGTTCTTGTGGACTGCTCACCGCCTTGCTTTGGAATATAACATTGCCAAGGCTCTAAAAACCAACAAAAAGAATTCTATCAACCCTGGCTTGGTTAGCTCGCAAAGTGCAAGCAATGCCAGCCTGTCAAATTCATATAGCCACAGTGCGATGGTTTCATCTGACAACCCGATGGAAGCCGATTATTCACGCACAACCTACGGCTTGGAGTTTTTATCATTAATGAACATGGTAATGCCGGCCGGCTATGTTGTGATAAGTGGCGAAAATTACTGTTGCCGAGGATAAAATGGCAGCTGTTTCTATGTCGGCAAAAATAAACAAAGAAAACAATCCCGATTGGCTTGATAAGGTCATGGCCAAAGCGGTAAAACTTACCGAGATAGAAGCAGCTGCCGGATTTCCGAAAGGCGATAAAAACCTAAACACGCCACACTATGACAACGGGGCCAGTATCATAGACGTGGCAATCTGGAATAATTATGGAACATATAATTCACCTGCTCGTGATTTTATGACACCATCAGGAAAAAAAGCCAAGGAGCGATGGAACAAAATCGCTTCTGACCTTTATAATGAGGTTGTCAACGGAAAAATGGACGCTGTGGAAGCGTTAGAAAATGCCGGACAGATTGGAGCAACCGAGATAAAAAAAGCGATTGTTGACCTAAAAACACCGGCAAACGCACCCATAACCATCAATGGCGGATGGATGCACAACAAAAAAAGCGGTAAATTGTTCAAGGTTGAGGGCAAAAAGAGCAATAATCCGCTTGTAGATACCGGCGCAATGGCCAACGCATCAACCTACGTTGTCCGCAAAAAGAAAAAATAGTTTCTTTTGACTTTATATTTTTTGTGGGGTAAACTTTAGAAAAAACAACAACAATGGAGAAAAACAATATGCGAGATTTTAGTAAGAGTATAAGAATTATGAACGCTTTTAATGTCATTCACTATTCAAAAGGAAGTAATAAAGGCGGTATAGGGAAAAACGAATATGCAGGCAAAGTAACATATATTGCCGTTACAGAAGCAAGTAGTAAAAGTTTTAAAACTCTTTCTGGAGCAAAAAAATACATGGAACAAATGGGATATAAAGAGGTTAAAAATGCGTGATTTCTCAAAAACAATTCGGGTAAAAAACTCCATGAAAGGCATAGATGGCGTGCATTTGGATGTGCCGTTATTTATCCGCCTTTTAGAGTTTGCCAGAGAAGAAGCCAAGGATGATGTTGATTTGCACGTCATCACCGAAAATATCAACAGATTATTGCAGGGATATGAGGAGAGCGGAGATCCACGCTCATTTTTGACCATGCAAGACTATGACGCAATTATTGAGGGAATAAAATAAAAATGTCAGTATTGCCCTTTGATTTTAGCCAAACGTTAGCAGAATTTGCTTGTCCGGAGAGTTTCACAGCCTATGAATTAGTCGGACAATACATCCGGGGCGAATGGGTTACAACAAAGGAAAACGAACGCACCATTGATGAAGCCATTTTGCTTGATGTCGAGGAAGAAATACTTGAAATTTTGAGCGAGGGCAATTTGGTAGACGAAGCATATAGCATTATGTTTGCCAAAGACTATGATGAGTTCTTCATCATGGATCAGAACAACGCCAATATTGAAAACAAGCAGACATACCTTGTTATTGACGGCAAAGAGTTTATTGTAAAAAGAAACCCGAAAACCGCCAAAAATTCAAACTTCCGCAGCTATTATGCAATCAAGTATAAGGACATCGGCAATGGTTAAAACAGTAACAACAGAGGAAGCAAAAGAGCTTATTCGGGCGGCGGTTAAACTTGCCACCGGATGGGAAACAATTTTATGGCCATCGCAAGGGCCACAACCGGCAAATCAATATTGCACCGTTAGATTAAAAGATGATGAACCATATCAATACGACATCAGCGAAGAAAATATAGACGTTGATGACAATATGCTTTATAACGAAATTCAAGAAACCATTATGGAGTTTGAAATTCAGGCATATGGCAAAGGGGCTATGGACAAACTCAAATTATTTATTGCCAAGCTAAAACATGATGAGCGTTTTTATGGTGCGATAAATGATCCAGATATTGAGCAAAAATTTAAAAACGCCCCTTTGTGGGAATATATGGGGTTGGGCGGCCATGATAGCGTGCAAGATATATCCACGCCGTTTATGGGAGCGACACAACCAAGGGCAACCGTTACCGTTTATATGAATGCCCTTTGGCAAGACAAGCAACCTATATCAGAAGTAGACAGTTTTGATAAGGTTGACATAACCGTGGAAAGCAGGAATAATGATGATAGATTTTTGCTTGAAATTAACAAAAACAAAGTAGTAGGAGAATAAGATGTCTCAATTACCAATTTCATATGACATTCAATTCAGCCTTTCCAAGGCAAGCGGAGCGGCTGCAAGAGATATGACCTTGCTTAGTTTGTTCTCAAACAAGACAAACTTTTTGCATGGCGAAAGAGTAAAATTGGCATCCACATGGGATGCTTTCCAAAAACTATGCACGGCCGGCGATAGCATTTATTGGGCAGGTAATGCATTTTTTTCTAAAACAAACAAACCGACAAGAATGGCAGTATCTGCAATCTTTGATGCAGACCAAGCTGCCTATGCATTATCTGCATCGGTAAAATTGGCGGAATTAAAAGCCGTGTCTGATGGTGCGTTCAAAATTACGGTTGATGGATCAGAAAAAGATATTACAAGCTTGGACTTCCAATCTGCCACAAATATAGAAGATGTTGTTGGCGTATTAAACGGAGCCGCAGGCGGTGCGTTTGTTGCAAGTGAATACAATGGCCAGTTGCTTATTAAATCAGCCACTCAAGGGGCATCTTCTAAAATTACTTATGCAACAGCAGGAAGTGCCGGCACAGACGTATCTGCCATGTTAGGCTTGACACAAGATACCGGTGCAACTATTGCAGACGGATACAAACACGGAACATTCCTTGAAGAAATTAACGAATGCATGAAATACGCTTCAAAAATCGGCGTTAATATCTTTGGTTTTGCATTAGACAGCGGATACAGAGATAAGCAGGAACAAAAAGACTTTGCCGATTGGGTAAATGCTCGTTCATATCGTGCCGTTTGCTCTTTGGTATCCAACAATCCGACCGCATATTCCGCAGTGGATAAAGACAATATTGTTGCATATTGCAACTCCAAAGGCATTGAAAACACATCTACATTTTATGATGACAACGCACAAGTATATCCGGATGTCGCATATTTGGCAGAATTTTTGGCCGTAAATTACAGCTTGGACGATCAGGTTATTGATGGCAAGTTTAAAGACATTGGCATTGAAGCCGTTAATTTGCCAGATGTTGAAGCAAATTGGACAGTTCTTGAAAACAAGCGTTGCAACACCATTTTATATGTTGGCGATACCGGATTTAAGGTTGTCCGCAACGGCGATCAATCTTCAATTAAATGGAGAACAGATAGTTGGGTAAATATCTGTAACTTTATTTCTGAATTAGAAATTGAAACACTTAATGTATTTTTGAGAAATAAAAAAGTTTCATACACCCCAAAAGGTCAAAACCTGCTTATTTCTGCCGTTTCTAAAATTGGCACAAAATACACGAAAAACGGATCATTTGCCGACCGAGAAGAACAAGATGTAAATTCAGAAAACGGATTGTCTCTTGTTCCGGCAGTTCAAATTATCCCGCAAGAAATTTACGAAACCACATCGGCACAACGCAAAGCCGGTATTGGCACACCTATTCAGGTCATCGTAAATGATAGCGGTTCAATGCGAACAATTGCTTTAAACATTACTGTTGTTGAATAGGAGATAAACCGATGGTAAAACAAATTTATAACCAGAGAAATATATCGGCTACATTTAACGGTATTGATCTAAAAGGTTTGATGGACGGAGCATCGCTCACCATTGAACGTGTCGGCGGTGAAGTTGATATTACCGAGGGTGCAGATGGCGGCGGATTAAACCAAGCCACAGACCAAGGTATCAGAGTATCACTTGTTTTGCGAGAAACATCTCAATCAATATCAACTCTTGAAACCGCAAAGACATTGCAACAAAGAACCGGCGTAACTTCTGTATTGGTGGTAAGAACCGGAGCAAATATGCTTGTGACGGTATCAAACGCCATGGTAAGCAATCCGTCCGCATTAAGCACAGGCGACAAAAAGCAAGGCGGAATTACTTATACCTTTGTTGGCACAGATTATTTAATTAATTAACGAAAAATCATAGGAGAAAAAAATGGGGGATTTTTCAAAAATTACAATTAACAACCACGTTTATAAGGTTGAGAGTTATTCGGTTATGGATACCGCCATGTATCACTTAGAATTTTTAAGTCAGTTTGGCGGTCTCCTTGCCGGATTAACAAAGATCGTGACCGAAAAAGATAAAAAGGTTAATGATACCGATTTTATTGCTCTTTTTAATTCCATTAAACCGGAAGAAACGCAAAAAATCATTAATAAAATTTTGCAAAGAGTAGTCACACCGGAGAATGTCCGCTTAGACAATGAAATTGTTATTCAAGAGTGGTTTTCAAAGCCAGAAAATTGCCATGAGTTTTGGTTGGTTATTGTTGCCGCAATGGTTGAACTGTTGGGGGAACAATTGCCTGCTACGCTGAATACAGCAGTAGTAGGCTTGAAATCAATGGTGGCAAAATTATCGACATCCCAGACGGATATCGAGCCATCAGCTTTATCTCCGGACCAATTAGACGTGGGTTAATTAGTCTTGATTATTTAACCAAGACAAGCGATGTTAAAACATTTTATATTGCAAAAAAAATAGATAATTGGCTTGATTATTTAGACAGCCAATCAAGAGGGGAATAATAAATGGCAATAGCTAACGAACTTGTCCAACTTTTAAGTTTCAAACTAAGCGACCAATCCAAAGCCGCCTTTGAAACATTCAAAAAAGGTCTTGAGGATTTAAGATCCGGAATGCAAGCCGTTGCAGCAACAGCAACAGCCACCGGCACAGCTATTGCCATGACCATTAAATCCGTATCTGATGAAGCTGTTCAATTAACCAATTTGAGCAAAACAACCGGCATCGCCACAAAGACACTGCAAGAATATAAATACGCTGCCGAGAGTGTTGGCGTTTCTGCGGATTCCGTAACGTCTGATTTACAAATGTTAATGGAAACTATGTCATCGCCAATCCCCGGAGAGTTTAACGAAGCCTTGTTCATGATGGGCATCGGCATCAGAGATGCATCCGGAAAAATGAAATCCGCCGATGCATTGCTTGGCGATATTGCCGATAAATTAAACAGCATGAACGAGCAAAGAGCGTTGCAATGGGCGAACCGCCTTGGATTAAGCAATGACACGCTTGTTTTGATAAAAAACGGAAAACTAGCCCTTGAGGATTTGCGAAAAGAAGCAAACGCTCTCGGAGCGGTTATTCCAGAAGAAGCATTACAAAGAGGGGCAGAGTTTAAGAAATCGCTCAACGCTCTTGAGTTTGCGTTTAAAGGTGTGGGCCGAACGGTAGCCTTGTCAGTTGCTCCCGGTTTAACCAATGTTGTATCATCCATAAAAGATTGGATTGTGGCAAATTCATATCTTTTGAAGCAGGGGTTAGAAAAAACCGTAAAAGGTATTGGAGATGGCCTAACCGGAACAACCGACATTCTCGGAATATTCATCAAAAACATAAGAGGATTTTTGCCGGATTTAGGCGAATTTAATGACCAATTTAATTTGACTTCTTTAATCAGCGGAACTTTGCGAGGGGCATTGCTTGGTTTGTTAATTATATTCACGCCGATGGTTGCAAAACTTGCATTAGTCGGAACGGCATTCACCGTTGCTGCTTTGGCTATTGAAGATTTTGTGATCTGGTGCATGAATGGAGAATCCGCCCTTGGCAAACTTTTGGATAAGTGGGATAATTGGGCAGAAAGATGGAAACAAGAAAGTTGGTGGAAAGCAGCCATAGCCGGAGCCGCCACCATGCCCCAAGAAATTGGTAAATCTTTTGCAGAACTTAAATCATGGTTTGAACCGGAAACAACATCAGAGTTTAGCGAAAATCTTCAAAAAAGCGGAAATAAAAAAACTGTGGATAACCAGAAACAATCTGCGGTAAATTTATTTGATACCTTGTCCGAAATGTCTTCTATGCTCCAAACACCAAACAATCAACAACAAATCATGAGCGAAAAGGTTCAATCCGCAGTTCCACAGCAAACGACAATTAATAATGCACCGCAAATAACCATTATGACCGGAGCGAACGCACAAGAGGTAATGAACGTATTGACACCATACATTAGCACCGCTCAGACAAATACACCCGGACAATTTACGCCATTTGTGAGGTAAGATATGGTTGGAATATCCTTAAATACGATTGCAAATTTTTTATTTGGGCAGGCTCTCATTAGTTCTCCGACATACGGCGATATTAAAGCAGATATAAAAATCTCCGAAGATCACACCAGAAAAAACGATGTGACACAAAACACGCTTGAAAGCGGAGCAATTATTGCCGATCATGTCATCATACATCCGAGAGTTTTATCCATAAATTTTGGCGTAACCAATACCGGATGGACAAGCTTGCTTGAAAGCCGAAGCCAAGAGATATTTGACAAGCTTGATAACATTAGCCAAACGCAAGAACTTGTTACGGTAACAACCGAGCATTATTCCTACACAAATATGATGATTTCAAACGTCCGCATGCTTCACTCAGCACCATATAAAGGAGCGTTGCAAATTGCTTGCGATTTTGAACAATTAAATTTTTCAAGTTTGCAAGTCATAAAAACGCCGGAAACAGTATCCTCAATTGGCGGAATTGGGAAATCTTTAACCGATAAAGTAAACGCCGGAAAACAGCAAGTGCAGGAAATGAGCGGAAACCTAAAAAGCACGCTATCGGGCTTTTTTGATTAGGAGATTTGCAGATGCCTTTTATTGTGCCACTTACCAATGACGGATCACGCAGAGCCACATACAACCTTGGCGGAAAGGATTATATCATAGAAACCTATTATTTGCCAAAAACAAACTGTTGGTTAATGGATGTTTATGACATAAACGACAATCCGATTTTGACCGGAATAAACCTTGTTCCGGGTGTGGATAATTTGGTTAAAGGATTATGCATTGAGTTTGACGAGCAAGCATTCCAAATTCAAACCACAGACGGCGGAAACAACGACACACCCGATAGCCTTGGAACAACCGCATTTTTAATTTATTACGCAAAGGGCGAAGAAGTGCCGGCATCATATGAGGATATTATGCTATGACAGATTTTTGCCGAGAAATAGAGGTTATATTCGGGCCGCTCAAAGATTGGGAAAATAATGAGGGGAAAAATCCGCTTGTTCGCATTTTATCAGACGGAACGCCAAACACATTGCGAGTAAGAGCCAAAGTGTCAAAGACTATGCTCGGCGTGCCAAACTCAAGCACCATTTCAATTTGGAATTTGAGCCGAGAAACAAGAAACTCCATTTGCCAAAGTCAATTGAGCGTAAAAGTCTATGCCGGTTATAGGGGGCAAAAAAAAGAACTGTTATTCTCCGGCGGTGTTTTGTCGGTAGTGGTAGAAAAAAGCGGAGCCGACATCATCACTCACTTGAACGGACTAGATGGACAAAGCAACCTATTGCGTTCGGTTGTTTCTCAATCTTTTGAGCAACAAGTGGAATTAAAAGAGGTTTTAAAAAAAGTTGCTGCCGAAATTGAGGGCGTAAACATTAATCCGGATGACATTAACATTGATGGCCAAACGGGATATTCCGGAATTGTTGCAAGCGGACCGGCAAGAGCCGTATTGGATAAATTGGGGCAGCAATACGGATTTAATTGGTTTATTGAAAATGGAAACTTTAAGGCTGTGGGCGACAAAAAAGTCTTCAGCCAAACGATTGTGCTTGATGGTGCTTCTAGGTTAAAGAAAGTTGCCCCATTGCTTTCTGGGCCAGCACAAGCACAAATAGGGGTAGACATCCAAGCGATGTATGTTCCGGGTGTCTCCCCTGCCAATTCGGTAAAAGTCATAAGTTCGGTTAATCCGCTCATGAACGGAACGTACAAGATCCACAATGCCGACTTTGACCTAGATACAAGGTCAGACAGTTGGGATATGAGTTTGCAATGTTTTACAGTGGGGTTATAAATGGATTATAGTGGGAATAAAGATTCCGGAATTGAATTTAATTTGCAGTTTGACCGAAATGTTGCAAATATTCATACTTCCATACCGGCCATTATTCAAAGCGTGGATTATGCTAATCAAACAGTGTCGGCAATCCCTGCCATACAAATAAAAGTTGTTGATCCAAACACAAAAATAGTTCGCTACATCAATCGGCCGTTAATTACGAATATTCCTATGGCGTTGTCATGGAGCGAGGGTTTAGGCATGGGAACAACAATGCCGTATAGAATAGGCGACAAATGCACGCTTATGTTTGCCGAGCGAGCCTTGGACAACTTTTTAATCACCGGAGAAATATCCGCTCCGGCAGATGGACCAACTCCCGAAACTTGTACCATTCGTTGTTTTGATGAAGCGGATGCTATGTGCTTTCCGGGAATTATCACAAAGGCAAAAATTCCAAATTACAGCCCCGATGCGGTAGAGATACGCAACGCAGACAAAAGCTCATTGTTCAGCCTATCAAACACCAGTTTGACATTAAAACAGGGTTCGGCTAGTATAACCATAGCAAACAACAAAATAACGATTGTTGGGGATATTGAGCATACCGGCAACCAAACAACAAGCGGCGATGTTGTCGCTGGCGGAATTAGCCTAAAAGGACACACGCACAAATATAACCCCGGTCCAGGAAGCCCAACACCAACACAACCGCCGGAATAGGAGAATATAATGAGCGTTGATTTTGCGATAAATCATAAAACAAATGACATCGCCACCAAAGACGGAAAGATGTATTATGTAAACGGCGGTAATGAAGTGGCACAAAGGGTATTAACACGCATCCGCCGCATAAAAGGCGAATGGATAAATTATACCCCTGCCGGAATGCCTTATTATACCGAAATTTTAGGAAAAAAGGATGTGCAGAGATTTAATCTTTTGTTGCGTAAAGAAATTTTTAATACGACCGGCGTGGAAGAAATACGCAAATTAAATTTGATTTTTGATAGCAAAAGCGGAAAATGCTCCGTATTTGCAGAAATTAAGGTAAATGGCGAATTTTTTACAATTAGCGAGGATTTATAAAAATGGCAGAATTTGGAATGACAAATACCGGCTTCAAGCCAAAAAGAATTGCAGATGTTTATAACAGCATAAAAGCCAGAATAACCGAAATAACCGATGAAAAAACCGGCGAAAAGGTGTTTATAAACGAAAGTGATGACAGCTTATTTATGCAATTTAATTTTATTGTCGCAGAAGCCATTGCCGAATGTTGGGAACAAGCCTATCAGGCTTCAACCGTTCGTGATCCGCTTAAAGCCAAAGGGGCTATTTTACGAGGATTAATTCAACTAAACGGATTATTGGCAAAATTTGGAAGTTATACACAGATAAATATTGAAGTTTCCGGATTAGCAAACGCCACCATTCCAAAGGGTTCGCTTATTTCTGATACATCAAATTCGGTTATATATTCCATAGACCAAACCATAACCATCGGCTCAACCGGAAAAGCAACCGGAACAGCCACGGCATTAACCAAAGGTCCATTAAACCCAAATGTTAATACAATTATTGTGATTAAAACACCGACATACGGATGGACAAATGTTAAAAACACCGGCGTTGTGGTTGTGGGAGCAGAACCGCAAACAGATGAGGAACTCCACCTTGAACAACAAAGAGCCACATCAAACACGGCATACCGACAAATTGATGCCATTTATTCTGGTCTTTTGAATGTCCCCGGTGTGGAATTTGCTCGTGTATATCAAAACACCGGCAGGACCACAGACAGCCGAGGGATTGAAGCTAAGAGCGTTGCTGCGGTTGTTGTTGGCGGCACCAACGAAGATATAGCACAAGCCATTGATAAAAAATCTGCAAATATCAACAGCTTTTTTGGCACAACATCGGTAGATGTTACCGACAATCAAGGCCAAGTAAACAAAATCAAATTCAGCCGTCCGACAAACGTTGAGATTGATGTTGAAATCAGCATAACTGTAACAAATTCTTCTTTATTTCCGGCATCCACACAAGAAGCCATTGACCAGATAAAGAACAATATTATAAGTTATGCACAATATAATTTGCAGGCGACCGAGGGATTTGCTCCCGGTGTTGATGTTGTTCGCACAAGGTTATATACACCGGTTAATGAAGTCCCCGGTTTTAAGATAAACAGCTTAAAAATCGGCAAGCATAGCCAATCAACGAGCGAAAACGACATTGAGATTGCATGGAATGAAGTTGCCGTATTTAAGGAAGCAAATATTGACGTTGATGTTGTGTAGGAGAAAAAACAAATGACCGTTCAAAATTTGGAGCTTGATTTTTCTCAATACGAAGACAAAAGCCTTTATTCACAAGCAAAGACAAGGGTTTTGTATCAGTATGCATCATCGCCGATATATATGAAAATCATCAAAGCCTACATGGAAGAAATTCAAGAGCTATACAAGGCTATAATTGACCTACAAAAGCGAAGTTTTATTTTTTATGGACAAGGGCAAGACTTAGACCTTATAGGGCTTATTTTGGGGCAAAAAAGGGCGTTCTTCAATTATGATACTACATATTGGTTTGCTCCTGACAATATAGAAACTTGCGTAGACAAAGGTTATGCATGGTGTCAAAATGCCGAGCAGGCTATTGTTGAAAATATGAGTGATGACACATATCGCCGATATTTATGGGGAAAAGCACTCAAAAACCACGTTAAATTTGCATCTCGTGAAGAATTGCAGAGAATTATATTTGAGATTATGGAAATTTATGTATCGTTCTCGGATGCCGACAAATGCGATGTTGATTTGATTGTTCCGGAATCTATTAGCAAAACGGACAGAAATTATTTGACCTATGTCGCTGATAACGACCAAGTTGACCAAACATCAAATATGCCATATCCTGCAACTATGAAAATCAGAGATGTTATTGAAAGAAAGGGCTAAAAAATGGCAATACAAAACAGAAGCACAACATTGCCGGAGATTTGGGCAAAAAATGCACAGACATCAATTCCAACGCCACCGGTTGCCGGCATAACATACCGCAATCAGGCATTGAACTCCACAGCCATTGATAAAGCATGGGCGTATAAAGAAATTGTGGATAGTGCAAACTTTAACCAACATGCCTATTTGCAAGATATGCTCATTAAAGAAGCCGAGCAATATGGCGTTATGCGTTGGAACAATGCCACAACATATAAACAAGGCGGTTTTTGCCTTGCACAAGACGGCAATTTATATCAAGCCAAAAGAGATAACGTCAATAAAGAACCAACTGCTAATTCCGCCGATTGGGGGAAATATCCGGAATTATCCGCATATCAGCTGAAATCTAACCTTGTTCAATCTTTATCACAAGCAACCGACAAATATCCATCTGCAAAGGCAGTGCAAGACATAACCAACAGTTTGCAGAATGCAGTTAATGGAAAAGTTGGAAAAACCGGTGATGAAACATTTAGCGGAGTTAAAACTTGTCAAAGTGATGAGCCAAGGTTTGGTTTAAAACATACTGGGATTGATGTAACAACAGCTCCAGCTAAACAAAAATCAATGCGTATTTTCTTTTTAGATAAAAATAATAAATGGATTTCAGAAATAGGTGTTTATAAGAATACAGACGATGGAGTAATATCACAAATTACGGCAAATAATGATACTGCCGGAGTTGCAAGTTTACAAATAATTTGCAAAAAAGATGGGAGTAAATACGCGACTTGTCCGACACCCCCGGGCGCTGCCGATTCCTCTACCAAAATTGCAACGACGGCTTGGGTAAACAGTCGCATAACTTCGGTTATGGATAGTTTTAAGCTTGATGTGGCTAAAAAACAGACAATAGAAAATTCCTTTACTGCCCCTTCTGCCGGTATATTATCTGTCATAAATACCGGCAAAGGGACTTATACTGTAACTATTGACGGGGTAGAAGTTGCAAGAAGTTTTTTCTACGATTCGCAAGATAAAACTTCAATAATTGTTCCTATCGGAGCCGGTCAAAAAGCAGAAATAACTTTTGGCGAAAAATATTTTATCCCTTATTCGTTTTAAACTCTTCAAAAGTTTTAATCTGAATATCCGGGAAAGTAGGATCTTTTGTAATATCCCGCAAATACTGTTTATATTGCAAAAGGTCAATAAAATCCTGCTCCGAATCGGTCGTTTCAATTCCAAGTATTTTTTGTTCCCGGTAACGGTCAAAACGCCAGTCAAGGCTTGACAACATAAAATCTCTTGTTTCGCGTAAATCTGCTGCCTTTTCTTCTGCCGGCATTTTGCCCTTTAAATACCACCGGCCCGAAGTCCTGCACTGTTCTACATCGCCGGGAATAAATCCGTTTTCAGCTGCAAAATCTTCGCGGCCGCCAAAATATACTTGAACTTCGTTTTTTTCTTTATTTGTGATTTTATAAAACAACTGCATATTTTAAACTCCTTTACATTGAAATGTTATTGCGTTTCCATAATCTGCGTGCGCTAAATTAAACGTTATATTTTTAGCTTGATAGCCCATAAAACTACCGTGTGAACTGTCGCGATTAACCTGCAATGAAGACGCGTATAAATACAAATCTCCATATTTAACGTGACTTGCACGATTTTTATTTAACCAACGGTCATTTGCCGTATCTACATTATCACCGTTTCCCTGGCTAACTCCTGTAAAATAATCAGGCTTTAAACAATAATTATCAATACTTGGCATAATTAAACCCCCTTGCATAAAAATCTAATGTTGTTTGTGCCGCTCGTTCTAAAATATAAGCCCTCTTCAATAAACACTTGCGTTGATGGCTCTTGTGTTGCTGAAACGACACCCTGGGCAATTGTTACAGCGTCGGACATATCCGATTTTGTAGCAATTTCGATTTTTCTCGTATTGCCGTAACTATTTAGCCATTGATCTTTTGTAGCGTAAATTATTTTATTTTGAGCAATCGAAAAACCGGTTGTATAATCAGGCATACGGACGAGCTTAAACCTGTTTTTATACGGAATTTTACCGTTTACAATTTTAGCATAGCAGCTAAATCCGGTTGCCATATTTGTCGTTTTCCACCACCAGCCTCTTGGAACAGGGAAAATACTTCCGCCGCACGGGTTAGATATACCAGGTAAATGCTCCATATACATTATGCGAATCGTGTTCGATGAAGAGAAATTGAAATCCGGGCAAATATCACAAGTTTTAATTGCTTGGCTGGTACGGTTATTATAAAGACATAGGTAACCGTCGCCCAGAGTAAAG